CAACAAGTACATTTACAATTAATCAATCTAGTAATGCTAGTGGTACAGTATCAACAGGTGGTAGTTTAAGTATAAAACCATACGAGCCTGTTGGACCAAGAGAACAAACTTATGGTTATGGTTGGGGTATGGATCCTTGGGGTAATGGTAACTGGGGTGAAGCAGCAGCTGCATCTGATGTTACACTAGAACCTGGACTATGGTCATTAGATAATTTTGGTGAAGTATTAGTTGCAACTATTTTAAATGGTAAAACATTTACTTGGGATGCTGGTATTGGTGCAAGATTAACAACACGTGCATCAACAACAACATCTAACTTTGCAACAGGAAACAATCCAACTAAAACAAGATCTACTCTTATTTCACCTACAACACGTCACTTAATTCATTTAGGAACAGAAACAACTATTGGAAATGCAGGAACACAAGATGATATGTTTATAAGATTTTCTGATCAAGAAGATATTAATACGTTTTTACCATCAGCAACAAACACAGCTGGTACACAAAGACTACAAGACGGCACTAAAATTATGGGTGCATTAAAAGCAAAAGAAGTTATTTTGATATGGACTGATAATGCATTGTATACAATGAAATTTATTGGTGCACCATTTACATTTGCTGTTGAACAAGTTGGTACGAACTGTGGATTGATTGGACAAAATGCTGTTGTTGAAATAGATGGTGCCGCTTTTTGGTTAAGTCCAAAAGGTTTCTTTCTTTATGATGGTACAGTAAAATCATTACCATGCACTGTTGAAGATTCTGTATTTGATAACTTTGATATTACAAAAGGACAACAAGTTGCAGCAGGTTTAAATAATCTATTTACAGAAATTACTTGGTACTATCCATCAGCTAATTCAGACTATAATGATAAATATGTTGTATTTAACTTTGGTGAATCAGCAGGTGTAAGAGGTGGTGTTTGGTATACAGGAACAGAAGCAAGAACAAGTTGGATGGATGCTACAATATATAAAAATCCATATGCAACTAAATATGATTCTTCTGCTAGTGGTACGTTTCCAATAATCGTTGGTCAAACTGGTTTAGGTCAAACAACTTATTTTGAACATGAAGTAGGTACAGATCAAGTAAATCCAAATGGTACAACTACTACTGTTACATCGTTTATACAATCATTTGACTTTGATCTTGAACAAAGATCAAAAGATGCACAAGGTAGAAGTGCTGGCCCTAAAGTTGCAGGAGAAGTATTTATAGCTATGAGAAGATTTATACCAGATTTTAAAACGTTATTAGGTAATGCAAAAGTAACTATTGGATTAAAAAGATATCCGCAAGATACATCATCTAATTCTACATATAGTCCTTTTACCATTACATCTACAACACAGAAAAAAGATACAAGAGCTAGAGGTAGATTTGCTAGTGTAAAAATAGCAAATGATGCAGCTAGTGAGTCTTGGAGATTTGGTACATTAAGATTAGATATACAACCGGACGGTAGAAGATAATGGCTAAAGTAACTGTAAGAATACCAGAACCAAAAGAAGAGTATGATTTTTCAAATCAAAAACAAATCAATAGAGCGTTGACACTTATGAAAGAACAATTAAACTCAACGTTTCTAGATGAAATAAAACAGGAGCAAGAGAGATTCTCTTGGTTTTTAAGTGGCTAATATATATACAAACGCAAAAATAGATTTTAACGATACGTCGAATACGACTGTTTATACCAGTCCAACAGCAACCACTAGTATTATTAAATCAATATTAGTATCCGAAGATTCTGGTAATGCTGATAGTATATCTGTTACTTTAACAGCTGGTGCATCAGTATTTAGTTTGTTTAAAACAAAGGCTATATCGTCTAATCAAACAGTTGAGTTATTATCACAACCCCTTATAATGCAGGAAAGTGAAATTTTAAAAGCACAAGCAGCCACAGGAAATAGGTTACATATGGTTATTTCTGTGCTACAAATAAATAGAGATTAATATGGCATTTAAAGAAGAAGGATCAGTAGAATATATAACAGTTGACGGCAAAGAAGTACCTGTCGTTAAGTGTGAAGCTGAAATAGTTTTAAGAAATACAAAGACAAATTATGAATATAACTCTGACAAAGAAGCGGAGGATGATATTGCAAATCCAGAAACAGATACAGTTAGAGAAGATATAACTAGATCTGTAAAAATTAAAGTAGCAAAGATGCCAGCATTAGGTGCATCATCTGACAAGGACAAAGAATAATGGCAATCACAAACGCACAACAAGCAAGGCAGATGTATAAAGAAGGTAGTGAAAAACCTGTTACACAAGCTGGTGTAAAAAATTTTCTTGGTAAACAAGAAATGGTTAAAGCACCTAAATTTTGGTTATCAGAACCAGGTCATGTTAAAGCAAAGTTAGCTTACATAACTGATGAAGAAGAAAAAATATTAATAGATAAAAATTTATATGGGTCTTTAAAAGGTAAACCTAATAAAGGACCTGCGGGACTTCCTAGTCTTCAAGGTGGAGATTTTGGTTCTGAAGATGCAGGAACTGGAGATTCACAAGGTGGAGGTGATAAAGGTAATACTGGTAAAGGTAGAGATTTAGATTTTCAACAAAGAGGTATGACAAAAGGAGATTATGCTACTGGAAGAGGCGCTAATCGAGGAGGAGATAGAGATCAAAATTTTGGTGGAAGACAAAATTTTGCTCAAAGAGCTTTTTCAGGTATTAAAGATTATATTACTTCAGGTGGAATGATTGGAGCTATAGGAAGAGGACTTACAAATTTTTCAAATAAATTTGGTAAAACAACAGCTGCAAACCTTGCAGATAGGTATGGTTATGGACCAGACTATCAAGGAACAATAGGACCATCGTCAGTTGATGATGACGACGATGATAATGGAGGAGGCGGTGGTATACCTTTGTATGTACAACTTGGTTTTCCTAGTCAAGCGGCTTATTTAGCGTCATTACAAAGAGCACAATCTGCACCTACACCTGCACCAACAACAACACAGGATCCTTTTATAGCGTATAGATTTATGGCTGAGGGAGGTATTGCAGATACAGAAGTTGCAAGACAAAATTATTTTGTTGGTGGTATTATTAAAAAAGCAACTAAAGCAGTTAAAAAAATTGGTTCTAAAGTAAATAGAACTAGAAAAAAATTATTAAAGAATCCATACGTACAAACAGCTATAGCACTTTATGCACCATACGCTGCAGCTGGTTCAGGATTTATGGCTGGTGCTAGTCCTTTTATGAGACAAGCAGTTATATCAGGATTAACAACCGGAGGTTTACAATTAGCATCTGGTCAAGATTTAGATGCAAAAGGTATATTAAAATCAGCAGCATTAAGTGGAGCTCTAGCTACAATGGCCCCGGCCCAAGGAGCACAAGCAACATCTACTGGAGCACAAAAAGCAGCTACAGTTGATTATTCAGACATGTCTAAATTTAATGAATTAGGTTTAGGTGGTTCTGGTGGTGCTGCAAATATTCAAGGTGGTATTCCAAGCGCAAATGTATTTGATTATGAATCAGCTGCTTATGGTATTAAACCATTAGAAACTAGTAAATTTACAGATATGGTTAATGCACAAGCTTTAGAAAAAGTTGATCCAAAAGTTGTAGATGCAATTTCAAAAACAGATCCAGAAAAATTATCTAAGTTTGCAGAGATAGCCAAAAAAATAGATGACAGTAAAATAGGCGGAGCATTATTAGGAGATGGTAAAGGTGGCATTAGTGCACTAAAAGCAATAGGTATAGCATCTGCATTACCATTATTAGGTGTTGGTGCTCCTGAAGAAGAAGATGAAGGAGAACCATACAGAGGTGAAGGTATAGATATTGCAGCTATAAGAAGAGATCCTTATTCGTATACAGCACCAAGATTTATGGCTGAAGGCGGAGACGTTGAACCAGTAGCAAAAAAGACTATGCCTTTATTAGATTTAGATGGCAAAGAAATGGATTTAAGAGCTGAAGGTGGTTTTGTACCAATAGGAAGAATGGAAAAAGCAGACGATGTGCCTGCAAGATTATCAAAGAATGAGTTTGTATTTACAGCTGAAGCTGTTAGAAACGCAGGAGATGGAGATATAGACAAAGGCGCAGAAGTTATGTATAATATGATGAAAAACCTTGAAGCCGGAGGTGACGTATCAGAAGAATCGCAAGGCTTAGATGGCGCACGTAACATGTTTCAAACATCACAAAGATTAGGAGAAGTCATATAATGGCAACAGAAACAGTAAGAAATTTACCCGCACAGTTTGTAGAAGATTTAGGTAAAGATCTTGCAACACAGATTACGGCCCAAACAGCCGTACCAGTAGTTACAAGAGGAATAGGATCATTAACACAACAAGCTGGTGAAGACGCTGCACAATTTAAAGCAAGACAAGATGCAGCTACACAATTTGGAATTAGACAAGATAGTTTAGCAGGACTTGCACCACAAGTAGCACAACAAGATGCATTACAAAGACAAGCACAAACTTTAGCAACACAAGGTGTTGGTTCTTTTCAACCATATTTAACAGCAGCACAGAATTTAACAGGACCAATGACAGCGGCACAAACTCAACAATATATGTCGCCATACCAACAACAAGTTATTGATGCAACACTTTCAGAATTTGACAGAAACGCAGCTATTAATAGACAATCTATTAGAGATAGGGCGGTACAGGCAGGCGCATTTGGTGGAGGAAGAGAAGGAGTTCAACTAGCAGAATATGATACTGGTTCTGATAGAAACAGAGCAGCACTACAAGCTCAATTATTACAACAAGGTTTTGGTCAGGCACAGGCTCAAAGAGCTGCTGATCTACAAACGCAGCTAGGTCTAGCATCACTTGTGCCTGGATTACAACGAGGAGATATTTCACAATTAGGAACGTTGGGCGCATTGAACCAGGCACAAGCACAAGCTCAACTAGACGCTACAAGAGAAGCTACAAGAATGGCAACATTCCAACCACAAGAACAATTAGATAGATATGCAGCACAAGTTGCAGGTATTATGGGTGGATATCCGGGACAAACACAAACAAGTAACGTTCCAAATCCTACACCATTACAGACTGCATTAGGAGTTGGTACAACATTAGCTGGTATATATGGAGCTGTTGCAAATCAAAATCCATTTGCATTAATGGGAAGAGGATAATGAATAGAACTTTAAAAAGACCTATGTTTAGAAGAGGTGGATCTGCCGATGGTATTACATCAGGTTTAGATAGACAAAACTATAATGTAGGTGGTGAAGTAGAAAGAATACGTGGTTTGTATAATCAATTTGCACCTAGAACACAGACACAAGCTATGCCTGGATCTGTATCTAGTTTTTTAACTAACTTTGGTTTAAATTTATTGTCTGCTCCACCTAGAGGTGGTTTATTAGCGACAGCAGCAACAGCAGCTAAAGAACCATTTAATACATTTCAAAGTATAAGAGCACAAGAAGCATTACAAGATAGAGCATTACAACAAGCAATAGTTGGTCAAGCAATCGAATCTGATGAAGCAAAATCTATAGCAGAAGCACAAAGAAAATTTGATGCATCACAAGCTGCATTAGATAGAGCT